TCCGGCAATCTTTTCCTTCACACCTCGCCTCGTGCCGGTGGCTATTGACGCGCTTCCAAAGGTCGTCACTGTCCTTTTTCAAGTCGGTTTTAATGTTGGACAGCATCAGAATGTTCACGGTCTGAAAACCACCCAGGACAATGCCGATAATCGAAATGACCACCGTAATGCTGTTACCTTCCATTTTCCCGCCCCCTTTACCTGTCCTCAGTCCTGAATCTCGGCATAATCGCCAACACAGTGAGCGGGCAAGGCGACGCCTGCCGGATAAAGACCCTCGTGCCCACATCCCACCCGCAATTCATCCCCGCCTCGATGGTATCCGTCACGAGCGGAACCCCCTCCCCGACATTGTCGGACGTCGTCCTGGCAATGATCGCCTCCAGGTTGTCTGTATCCGGTCCCGCGTAGATCACCCCGCCGGCGTCTTTAACCATGATCCCGGCCGAGTGTATCCTCTGCATTTTTCCCTGCGACGTGCCCTCCCGCGCGCCGCCCTCAAGGTTCATCGTCTCCAGGTCCGAGACATACGGCAACCCCGCGTGAATGACTGAGGCGGGATACTCGAGGGCGATCTGTCCGCTCGTCACTACACGGTCATTATGGACGGCCCCATCCGCCAGGACCGACACCGTCTCTCCTTCCAGATGATCCAGACCCGCAACAGTCGTCGCCGGAGCCCCGTCATAGGTCAGACCCGAATCGACAAAGAAACCATCCTCCTGATCGACACCCCAATCAAACTCCTTCATGAATTCGATGTAGCGCTTCGTCGCGCCGCCGATTGTTCGCTTCGTCGCGATCCAGAGCTCATCCTGATTCGCGCCGGGGATCACGCAGATGGACTCATCGAGCCCGTCCGTAGGATGCTGGTGCCAGGCAATGACATCCTGGACACGCTCAAAGGTGCACGCGATCATGAGCCCGTCCGTTCGTAGTGCCCAGAGAATCGGGTTAGGCGATTGCATGTAGGCTATTTCGACGATACCGGTCTTTGTGATGTGTTCCGACAGGAGCGTCAGATCGGTCGCGTCATAATTTTGCTTGGCATAGACATAGGAGAGCTCATTGATGCGGCGCCCGGGATTGGAGGGGATGCCGAACCGTTCGACGTACAATAGCGAGGATCCGATATTGACCGGCTGGATGTCGGCGGCGCCTACGCTGTTTGCGCGGGTTGCCTTCTTATTGCTCGGCGTCAATGGAGTCGAATTGTCAGGGGATCCCATGGAGAAGATCCCGCCCGTTGTCCCGACGATCAGCGGGCCAACATCGGACAGCCACCTGATGACGTTCGCCTGGCGGGATCCGATCTTGTAATTGAAGGCCGCAGAGTCGTCGACGTCCGGGGTCATGTCCTCATAATTTGCGGACTTCGAGGCGCTCACCGTCTGGGGAAGCGCCGGGGAGCCGCCGCCGACCATTCGTTGCTCATAGAAGGTCCCGCCAGCCGGCCACCCGTTCTTGGTCGACCAGGCCCCCTCGCACCATTCCGGCGTGGGGGATGTGCCGGAAAGCTCGCTGAGGACGTCCGCAGTTGCTGACGTGGCACTCGCCACGGCGGTGATCTTGACGTATCCCCAATCCTCTCCGTACTTGATGCGGAAAAAGCCCCCGACGTGGCCGGCCACAAAGAGGGCGTCCGTGGCGGTCAAAGTGATCCCGGTTCCGGTTTTGGCACTTGGAGTGAGGAAAATCGTGTCGACCTCATAGACTTCCAGGAGATCGACATAGAACGTCCCGGTCGTTCCGGTCGCATTGGTAAATTCCGCATGGGCCCAGGCACCGCCAGCCGTCTCTTTGTAATAGCGGGTGTATTCCGTCCAGACGTTCGAGGGGACAGCGTTCACGCTCTCCTCGAAGGCATAGCCGGAGTTGTCGCCCTTCCGGGCGGCATAGCGGATATTGACGGCCAGAGTGGATACTCGGAAGCGAAAACGGTATTTTTTCCCGGTGACCGTGTTCCACGCTCCGTGCGTGAACCCCTCCCCTGCCCCATCAACCACAAACTTCCGGGAATATGCCCCGGAATATGCCCCGTCGTTGCTTCGCTCCTGGGTTGTTGGCGTGGAAACGGAGATACATCCGGTGTCGTTCTCGAAATCGCCATCAGGCGCCAGGTTCACCCCGACATCGGTCACGGTGTTCTGGTCCAGGTATGGGCCATCCACAAAGGTGACAGTCGTCAGCGTCCACGCGGCGTGCCCAGTCCTGGTCAGTTTGCGCGGCGCAAATGTCGGGTGAAAAATATACATGATATCTGAATCCTGGTGATACTTGAGCAGGGGGAGATCTGCCTCCAGATACGGGGATGGAATCTCATAAGCCAGATCATCGGCCCCGCCGGTCGCCTCCCACTTGCCGGCGGCCAGGTCGGTCGCAAACGCGCTGCCGGAGGTATGGGCGATGATGCACCGGTAATAATTGCCTCCGCTCGTTGCCAGGTCCCCGAGAGCGTAGGCCGTCGTTGCCGCCCAAGCAGCATAAGCGACGACGATCTGACCCTGATTCATGTAAAAGCGGATGTATTTATCACCGAATTCCATCGAATAGGCTTGAGTTGTCGAAAATTCGAAGGGGATCAGGCGTACTCGTTTTGCCGAATTCTTGACCTCGGAAACAAAATACCGGCCCGGCCGCCGTTGCGCGCCGCCATGAACCCGCACGATGAAGTTTTTCAGGGTCCTGCAGGCGTTTGCGTATTTGGCAATATCGACCCGCCCATATAGCTCAGGGCTGATCTCACCGGCCGAAAAGTTGGTCAGTATGGGTGAAACTCTCGCCATTCTTAATACCTCGCGTCAATCCAGGTTTCGGCCTCGATGTTATCAGCCGACCCTTCCTGGGCGTCGATCGTCTGCGCCTCGTCGAGCTTTCGTTCGTATAACTGCCACATGGCAGCGGCCAGAGATGTGGAATTGGACAGGCCAAAGGCGATATCCGCCGCGACGCGAGCCGCCAGGACGGACGTAAGAAGCGCGTCCATGTCACCGGAAGAGATTCTCCCAAGATAGAGGATCTTCGCGGGCGATTCATCGGTGAGAAGTTTCTTTCCCCCCTCGATCTTGAAGACCATGCCTTTCTCTTCCATTTGCAGGACCCGCAGACAATACGGATCCGTGGGGAGCTGATACTCATAGTCGAACCCGAAGGCGGGTGTCGTGGCGAGCTGCGCCAACGACGCCCGGAATGTCGCACAGTCCCACGGATAGGCCCTGATCACCGCATCGGCATCAGCCGCGTAAAACTGATTGCAGAGCTTTGCCGCCCGTGAGTTCGGGTCCGACAGCGTTGTGATTCGCACGTCGCCCAGGAGGGCCAGCGCCATGTTGCAAATATCGACTTCCGAAGCCATATTACCCCCAACATCCCATGATGACCCGCCGGTGATCCTCTTGTGACGGGTACTGTTTGACATTCGGCCAGAACTGCAGAAGGGCAGAGCGCCAGGCCTCCGCGTCCCGCTGCGTTGCCGTCAGGTTTATCCCCATGCGCGTATCCTGCCAGGGGTAGGCCTCCATAAAGAGGTTGTCGCAAGTGCGCCTGATCTCTGACAGGCAGATGTCAATCTTCTCCTCGGGGATGGTCATCAGGACGTCGCAGCAAAAGCCGAACTCGGCATGCCGGAACCCCTCAGGAAGATCCCAAAGCGACCCATGCGTGAAGGTGATCCCCTGGCCCAGCAGACCCTTTGCTTCATCCTCCATGGCGTTCGTGGCAATGTCCACACAGTTCACCTGGAGTCCTGCCTTGACCATTTGCACGGCTGCGCGCCCCGTTCCTGATCCGTAATCATTCACCAGGCCGCGAGGCTGCATGACCTCCAAAAAGGTATCTATGAGGCGCAGACCGCAAGAGCCGCGTCGGTATTTCCCTTCCATAGCCGGGTCCCATATCATCTCAAAACGCTTCTGCCATTCGAGAGACTTCTCATCCATCCCGTTCATCCCTTCCGACAATCACAAACGTAGAGTCGCTGTTATCCAGCCTACTGACGAGGTTCCATTGCTTTCCTATTTGCTCCATCCACCATCCGCACGGCTGTACGGTCAGGTGCAGCGTCTCCCCGATCTTCTTCCCCCAGCTGTCCGGGTGGCCGGAAATCGAGAAGAAGATTTTCTCAACTCGGGTCCGCATCTGGGCCAGGGCGATAGGGACCCATTCCGTAGGCAGATGTTCCATGACATCACAGCAAAATCCCCAATCGGCAGGCCGCAAAGAGTCAGGGAGGTTGGTCAGGGACGCGATGCATAGACGATCATCCAGGCCATGAGCCGGGCTCAATCCCGTGTTGACGATATCCACCAAACGGATGTCGTGCCCCAGATCCAGGAGCGCCTTGGCCGCATCGCCTGTCCCGCACCCGAAATCAATGACGCTCTCTCCGGGTTTCAGATACTGGAGGAAATGGGGGATATGAGAGATCCCCGGCCCCACACTGTAGCCAGGGACCGCGTGCATCCGTTCGTATTTTGACCTTTCGGCCTCAAGCAAGCCATTCATCGTCAGGTTCTCCTAACCACTCGCGCGTGCGCCCCGACAAGGACCTCACGCGCCCCTTGAAATAGACATCCCGTGCGTGTTCCCATTCCCATTTGATGTTTTGCCCCAGGAACTGCGTGACTT